CCAAATGCTGATGCAATACTCAGCAGGGCCAGTAAATGTTCCACAATACATGGCGGTTGCCCCACAAGCACAATATAGCGGCACAAATGCTTTGCTTAGTTCTTTGGGTTTAGAAACCGTTGCGCCCCCTTCTATGCCTACAACGACAGTCGGCGGGATGGAAGTTTACACAAGCCAACCTTTCCAAGAGCAAATGGAAACCTCTTACGCAGAGCGTTATCCTGGTCAATACGATTATTTACGTTCGTTCTACATGGACCCAGTAACAGGTGAATTTGGTGAGCGTTCCTATGGTTATAATGATCCTATGGCTACGCAGCCTGTGGCACCAACTAGCGGTGGCGGTGGTGGTGGTGATGACGATGATCCGTTAGAACGCCATTACTCTATTTTCCCTGAAACGCGACCCAAAAGTGGCCCCTACGCTGCAAAACCTTCAAAGCGATTAGATACAAAAGGCCAAATTGGTAAGTATTCAGGCTCAATGGGCGGTCAATCTGTTTTTGATAAAATAAAGTCTGACTTCAGCTATGCGGGATCGCAAATCAAGAAAGACCTTGGCGGTCTATTTGGAAGGGGTTAAGCCATGATACCCAATACATCAAATATCTTTGGACAAGCCCAACAGTATCAAACGCAAGCGGGTGATATTTACGGACGGTTAGGCAGCTTTACACCTACTGGAATGCAAGCGGCACAAGTAGGCCCAGCGCAAACCATGCAGGGTGTCGGCGCAGTTCAAGCAGCACAAGCACCTGGGCAAATACAAGTTGGACAGTTGGCAACAACAAACTTGCAACCATATATGTCGCCTTACCAACAGCAAGTGATTGAAGCGGGACAAGCTGATATTGAGCGTCAGCGTCAGTTGGCTTCTGAGAACCTAGCGGCACAAGCACAACGCGCAGGGGCATTTGGTGGATCACGCCAAGCCGTCCAAGAGGGTGTTTTAGCGGGTGAGGCTCTACGCCAAGCGGGTGCGCTATCAGCACAGCAACGCCAACAAGCATTTGAGACAGCATTACGTTCTGGTCAGTTTGACATTGGGCAGACACAATCAGCGCGGACAATGGCCTCACAGCAACAATTCCAAGCGGAACAGCTAGGCCAACAAGCGCGTGAAGCAGCGGCGGCTAGAGAGCAAGCGGCTCGCCAAGGCAACATGCAAGCGGCTAATCAGTTTGCTCTACAGCAAGCACAACTTGAGCAAGCGGCAAATCAGGCCAACTATCAAGGTCAGTTTCAAGCAGCTAACATCCAATCTGGTGCAGCGGGTGGTTTGCGTGGTCTGGGCGGTCAGATGTTTGGTCAAGGTATGCAGGGCTTGCAGCAACAACAAGCGGCAGCGGCAAGAGCGCAACAGCAGCAACAGCAGATGTTAAATGCAGCGCGTCAGCAAACCTTAGCTAACCTTGGTTATCCTGGTCAGGCACTACAGACAGGAACAGGCATTCTAGGCCAACTTCCAGGCGCAGAAATAAAAACATCAGGAACGCCAGGTTTGTTTGATATTCTATCGGGGATTGGTTCCATACCAGGGTTTGGCTAATGGCAACATGGCAAGAAATACAGCAGGGCATTTTCGCGGGTGAAAGCGGCGGTGATTATAATGCTTTGTTTGGCTATCAAAACAGGCCAGGTGGCAGATTTGAGGGCGTTCAGGTTTCTGAAATGTCTATCGCTGATATTCTGGATTTTACCAATCCAAGAGGTGCGTATGGGCAATATGTTAAAAGCGCACGACCAGACCCAGAAATGGGTGTTGCTACTCCAGTGGGCGCATATCAAGTTGTTGGGTCTACGCTACGCGATGCCGTTAAAAAGCTAGGCATTGATCCTAGCCAGAAGTTTGACAAAGCCACGCAAGATCGCATTGGTAAATATATTTTTGAGACGCAGGGCGCGAAAGCCTTTGCTGGATACAAGGGGCCGAAGATGGACGGACAGCAACCTACAGCACAGCAAATGCAGCAAATGCAACAACAGCCAAGGGGCTTGATGGGTATTCTACGCGATCCCCGCACCCGTCAGGTTTTGTCATCATTTAGCCGCACAGAGTATGGCAAACGTCTTGGCGAAATTGCTGAGCAAGATTTTGCGCGTCAAGAAGAATTGGCTGATTTGGCAAGAGCCGAGGAAAAAGAACAGAAGACCGTAAATCGCACTATTCAGGTTTTGCAGCAGAAAGCCAAAGAAGGGGATCAATTAGCGGCGATGGTCTTAGAGGGGATGCAAAGCGGTGCAATAGACCCAAAAACAGCGATGTCATTATATATGGGTAAAAGATTGGAAACACCAAAAACAGGTGAAACATTTACCACGATGACTGGTGCGCAATTAAACGAACTGCAAGGAACAAATCTTGATCCAGGTAAGTTATATAATGTTTCCTCTACTGGTAAAGTTACGCAAGTAGGTGGCGGTGGTGTCACAATTGAAGGTGATAAAGGCGTTGATAAGTTTGCGGAGTTAGACGCTAAGACCTTATCAGAAACATTTTCTAGTGGAGTCACTGCTGTCAGCAACTTAAACAAAATCAATCGTTTAGATGCACTGTTGCAGAATGTAGAAACTGGAAGCATGGCTGCATTAAAAGGCGTAATGGGCAATTTGGGAATAGAAACAGAAGGATTGGGCGACATTCAGGCGGCACAAGCGTTAATAAATGCAATGGTTCCAGCGCAACGGCCAGCGGGTTCAGGGCCAATGTCGGACGCAGATTTAGAGTTATTTAAGCAATCCTTGCCACGTTTGATAAACCAACCGCGCGGTAATGAAATCATCATAGCAACATTGCGGGGTATAGCCCAATACGATGCGATGGGTGCTGATATTGTTCAGCGTTATAGAAACGAAGAAATAACAAAGGGACAGGCTTTTCAAGAACTTATGTCACGACCTGATCCGTTCGGTGCAACAGCTAACCCATCAAGTTATTTCTAAGAGGAGCGTAAGATGGATTTTTCAAAAATATCTGACGCAGACCTAGAAGCGGCAATAGAAAAGGCTCTTGCAGCGGAAGATTACATTAACGCTTTAGCTTTTCAGGATGAATTAGGAAAGAGAGCCGAAAAAACCTATAAACAGGCCACTAAAACATCTGTAGGTGAGCAGGCTTTGACAGGTGTATATGAAGGCATTGCGCGTGGTCTTGGCGCACCTGTAGACATACTTACTGCGGGTTACGAAGCTGCAACAGGTCGTGAAGTAGAAAAACCTGTTGGCGGTTCGCAAAGTTTGCGTGATTTATTTCAGCTTTTAAGTGGTGGCGAGGCTATGACAGATGTTGAGCCTCAAACAACTGCTCAAAGGGTTGTAAGGGGCGGCACAGAGGCAGTTGGTGAAGCGATACCAGCAGCGGCGACATTAGCTGTGGCGGGGCCAAAGGCAGCGGTAGCAGCGGCACCCACTCTATATCAGGGTGCTAAAGGTGCGTTAGCACAGGTGCGAACAGAAGCGGCAAAAGCCCCAGGTATGTTTGCAGGCACAGAAGCGGCAACAGCATTTACTGCGGGCCTTGCTGGTCGTGCGGTTGAGGAAGTATTGCCAGACAGCCCAACTGCTCAATTTCTAGGAGAAATAATTGGTGCGATTGGTGGTGCAAAAACTGCGGGTATAGCAGATAGGTTAATTACAAAAGCACCATCTGGCCCTCTGACTGCGGAACAAATGAAACGTGAAGCTGGCAATTTATACGAATTGCAGAAAAAAGAAGGTTTATCAGCCCAACCCGCCGTGACCGAAAATATTTTTGGTCAGGTTTTCAAATACTTGGATGAAGATGGATTTTTAGAACCTGTTCGGGGTAGCAATAAGGTTCGTATCGGTGCTGATTATGCAAAACTTCGCCCGATATATAATCTATTAGAAGCATACATGGACAAAGGCATGACTGCTGCAAACATTCAAACATTGCGCAGGTCAATATCAGGTCGTATGGACGATGCCAAAGGAAGTGAAAAAAACGCATTGCGTAATGTTCTGCGTATTTTTGATGCCAATACGGCTGAACTTGCGCCTGAAATACAGGTGGCAAATGCTTTATACAGTAAAGCGATGAAAGCAGACCAAGTTGAAGAATTGCTAGAGTTAGCAAAATCACGCGCAACTAGCAGCAACCTGGATATGGAAAACGCAATACGCACCGAATTTAGACCACTTCTGCGCCGTATAATACAAGGCAAAGAGCGCGGTTGGACACAAGAAGAACGGGACCAAATCTCGCAAATTGTTGAGGGCGGTTCTACTGAAAATATGTTGCGGTTCATTGGTAAGTTTGCGCCATCTGGTGTTGTGTCATTAGGTGTTACGGCTGGTCTGCCTTATAGTATGGCTTACAGTGCAACGCGTGATCCAGCAATCGCAGCGGGTGCGGCTGGCGCGACGATGGCTGTGGGATTGGCTGGTAGAACAGCAGCAGCAAGACTTCAAAAGCAAAATGTTGATCGTCTATATCAAAGTATGATCCAAGGCAGAGATATGACACCAGCTTCACAGCAACGATTATATGCAGCATTAACAGCATATCTAGCTGGTCAGGCAACAACTCAATAAGGAAACAGATATGCGCATTGAACCAATGGACGAAAAGACGGTTGAAGGCATCATCCAAAAGGCTGTGCAAGATGCTGTAGACTTTATTGAGGCTGAAATATCTGAGCCAAGGCTAAAAGCCCAACGCTATTTTGATGGCGAAACTGACATTGGTTACGAGGATGGTCGGTCTAAAGTTGTTGCTACAAAGTGCCGTGATGTTGTTCGCGGTATTAAACCATCTATTCAGCGCGTATTTCTAAGCACAGAAAACCCTGTTGAGTTTGTGCCTCGTATGCCAGAGGACGTGCAAGTAGCGGAGCAAATGACACGTTATGCAAACTATAAGTTTATGCAGAACAACGGCTATCGTTTGCTAAGTGACGTTTTCCAAGATGCGATGGTAAAGAAAACAGGCATTGCGAAGGTAATGTTTGAGGACAAAACCCGCAGCGAAATCTACACTGTTACCAACCTAACGGACGAAGAATACCAGTATATGGTGGAGCCTGATGATATTGAGGTTCTAGAGCATACGGTAACTGCAAGCATAGAAATTGATGAAATGGGCGTAGAGATTGAGCGTCCTATTCACGATGCAAAGGTTAGCCGCCAAATTCCTGATGGGGATATTCTTATTGAAAGCATCCCGCCAGAGGAGTTCTTTATTGATAGAAACGCGCGTTCTGTTGATGACTTCTTTGTAGTGGGCCACCGCACTGACATGACCGTGGGTGACTTAATTGCGATGGGTTATGACGAGGACGAGTTGTTTGGCTTACAAGGGTCTATGGCTACGTTTGAAGCAGAGGCAGAATATGAACGCCGTGGCTATGCTGTGGACGAAGATGACGACGAAAGCGCAGACCCGACTTCTAAGAAAGTTGTGGTAACTGAGGCTTACATGAAAGTTGACGTGGAAGGCACGGGCATTCCGCAGCTTTATCAATTCATCTTGGCTGGAACTAACTACAAGATGCTATCGTATGAACTAGCAGACGAAGTGCCGTTTGCGGTGTTTGAGTGTGATCCAGAGCCACACGCATTCTTTGGGCGCAGCCTTGTTGATCTAGTTATGGACGATCAGGATGCGGCGACAGCTATGTTGCGCGGTGTTCTTGATAACGTAGCATTAACCAACAACCCAGGCTTGGAAATCGTAGACGGTCAAGTTTCTGTAGATGATCTGCTGAATAACGAAATTGGGCGTATTGTTCGGGTTAAACAACCTGGCAGCATTCGTGAGCAAGTTGTGCCTTTCACAGCGGGTTCTACGCTCCCTGCACTACAATACTTTGATATGTTGGTAGACAACAAAACTGGCGTATCTAAGGCGGCACAGGGTCTTGATCCTGATGTTTTGCAGAGTGCTACGGCTACGGCAGTTGCAGCTACTATGGAAGGTGCTGCGGGTCAGGCAGAGGTCATTGCGCGTAATTTTGCAGAGGGCGGGATGAAACGCCTGTTTAAGCTAATTGCGTCAACGATTATTAAGAACACAGACAAAGAAGAAATCATCCGTTTAAATAATCAGTTTGTTGCAGTTGATCCGCGCGTCTGGAATGCAGACATGGATTTGATTGTAAACGTGGGTGTTGGCACTGGGCGCGAAAATGAAAAGGCTGCGGTCTTGCGCGAAACCCTACAGATGCAAATGAGCGTGTGGCAGCAATACGGCCCCAATAATGGGTTGGTGACAATGACGAATGTTCGTAATACGCTTGCGGATATGTTGGCGGCTGTAGGCTTGAAAAACGCAGAGCGTTATTATTTGCCAGTTACGTTTGAAAGTGAACAGCAGCTAATCGCACAGAAACAGCAAGAGGCTGCAATGCAAGCGCAACAACAACAGCAAGCGGGAATGCCTGCAAGCGATCCTAACCAAGCGTTCTTGGCAGCAGAGCAAATGAAAGCTCAAGGCAAGATGCAAGTGGATATGGCTAAGTTGCAGCTAGACGCACAAAAGGCACAAGCTGACCAACAGTTTAAGATGCACGAATTAGCGATGAAAGATGATCTATCGCGTGATGAAATGGTGCAAGACTTGGCTGTAAAGGTTGCTGAGATACTTGGCAAATACGGATCAGCTATTGATGTCGCAGCGGTAAAGGCAGAACAAGACGCGCCTAGACCGCATAACGAAGAAATGATGGGTGGTTATGGATTATAAGAAACGTGCATTCAGGGCTAAAGAGCTACTGCGCAACGATGACTTCCTAGCCATCTTACAAGATTTGCGTGATCGCCAGATGGAGATTTTCGCGAATACCGCCGCCCAAGAAACGGATAAACGTGAGGAAGCTCACGCTGTTTTGAGGGCATTAAACCAAATTAAGTATCTTTTGCAGGCAGACGTTGATGCAGAGAAACTTATAGAGAAAAAAGGATCGGCACCGCAATGACGACTGAACCCAACCCAAGCAGCATTGATGCTATTGCAAATTCACTTATGGCAGCAGAGCCTACCAGTGAAAGTAATCTAAACGAAGTTGCAGACGATTTGATCTTGGAACCTCAAGACGTTGAACCTGAGATTGAAGCAGAAGCAGCCGAGAGTGAAGATGTCGCTGACTACGAAAGCGATGATGATGAGTTCGTAGATGAGGATGAATACGCAGACGAAGCAGCCGTTCCGATGGAGCTTTCTGATGACTTAGAGCTAGAGGTTAAATCCGATGGCGTAACGAAGAAAGTGACCCTATCTGAGCTAAAGCGTGGCTACGCTGGACAAGATTACATCCAAAAGACGATGGAACAGAACGCCCAACAGCGCAAAGAGGTTGAGCAACTTTCCGAAGTCATGCAGCAAGATCGCCAACGGTTGGCTGAACTTGTTAATGCACTTGAGCAAGGCAACACTCCCATGAAGCCACAACAACCATCAAAGGAACTGCAAAACAGTGACCCTTTAGGTTATTTGGAAGCGATGGAGCAATACCGTCAAGATGTCGCACAATACGACCAATTCCAACAACAAACACAAGCTGAGTTGGAAAAGGCGCGGCAGCAAGAATACGCATTATCTCAGCAATATGCGCAACAACAAGCCGAGTTACTTCGCCAAGAGATACCAGAGTTGAATGATCCTGAAAAAAGCAAACAGCTTATGACGGACATCACGGATGTAGCAACTAATTACTACAAGGTGCCTCAAGAAGTATTAGGGGCGTTGACGCATGGTTGGGAGTTTAAAATTATGCGTGATGCGGTGGCTTATCGCAAACTTCAGGAGAAAAAGGGCAAGGTAGAGGAAAAAACCAAAGCCGCGCGTCCTTTAGTCAAGCCTGGTGCTAAACAGTCCAAAACCCAATCGTCCGAAAGGAAACGCCAACAGGCACGGGCGAAAATGCGTAAAGATGGCTCACCCGATAGTGTAGCCAATTTTCTCTTGTCATAGTGAAAGGACACTACAATGGCTGTAACAGCTAATACAAACGAGACATATGATGTCTCTACAATTCGTGAAGACCTCAGCGATGCGCTGGCGTCCATCACTCCAACTGAAACTATCTTTATGTCTACAATCGGCACTCGTAATGCTGAGAACACTTACTTTGAGTGGTCAGAAGTAGACCTTGCAGCGGCTGGCGCAAACCGTCAGATTGAAGGTGACGTTGGTCTATCTAACTCAGCACCTACAAATGCAGTTCGCAAAGGTAACTACACACAGATTTCCGCGAAAGTCGTTGAGGTTTCTTCAACAGCAACAGCGGTTAATGGTGTAGCAGATGCACAAACAGTTGCGCGTCAGGTAGCTTACAAGCTGTCAGAAATGAAACGCGACATGGAAAAAATGTTGTTGGACAACGTAGCAGCGTCAGCGGGTGCATCAGGCACAGCGCGTCAAACTGCGGGTCTACCAGCGTTTTTGACATCTAACACTGCATTTGGCACAGGCGGTTCTGCTGGCACAACATCTGGTTCAGGTGAATCAGGCTACCCAGATGCGGCAGCTACAGACGGGACACAACGTGCAATCACAGAAGACATCCTAAAAGGTGTTATTGCTGATTGTTGGGACGCTGGCGCAGAGCCATCAGTTGTTCTATGTGGATCGTTCAACAAGCAAACTATTTCTGGCTTCACAGGTAACGCAACACGTTACAAAGAGGCAGAGGATAGCAAGCTAAATGCTGCGATTGATGTCTATATTTCGGACTTCGGTGAACTTCAAATTGTCCCTGCACGTCATATCCGTGCGCGTGACGTGTTCGTTCTTGATCCGAACTATGCAGCGGTTGCTTACCTACAAACAGCGAAGCAAGAGCCTCTTGCAAAAACTGGTTTGTCAGAACGCCGTTTGATCTCTGCGGAGTATGGCCTACAGGTCACTTCACAGAAAGCACACGGTTTCGTGGCGGACTGCACAACATCATAATAGATTGGGGGCTTCGGCCCCCTTTCTCCTAGAGGTGGCAGTATGGCTAAAATTAAAATCACAACAGATAGAACCTGGGTTGGCGGCAAGAAAGCCGAAATGGGTAAGACATACGAAGTAACAGCGGCAGAAGCTAAAGTTATTATTGCTAATGGCTTCGGTGAAGAAATTAAAAAGGCTGCGCCAAAACGAGCGCGTGATGCCAAGGGAAAACTAAAAGCTGATGACCCTTCTACGCCAGATGTAAATGAAGCGTGGGAAGGCGGGAAGGCACCAAAGAAACGCGGAAGGCCAAAGAAAAATGGATAACATCTTAGATACCTCATGGCATAGTGAAGATGATAAGGTTGTTGTAAAACGCAGCCAGGATATTCAAAGCATTTTGGACTTTAACAAAGAGCGTAATATTGACGGTCACAATAAGAAGTCAGACATGCGCTTGGCTGGTTCAATACCTTTTGTGGTTGCTGAAATGTGGTCACGGGAATGCGGAGCCAAAATCGGGTCGCAAGAGTTCGCAGAATATGTTAAAAAGAAGTTGATGAGTGGTGAATTTAGCAAGCTGATTGCAAATGGTTATTGAGGATCAACACATGGCAAACGAGAATTGGCATTTGTCAAAGACTATTCCTATAGCGTTTTTGGTAGGCATAGCTGCGCAAACTTTTGTTTTGGTTTGGTATATTGCAGGCGTGGTGAACATGGTTGAAGTAAACTCGCGCGATATTGAACGTCAGGATATTGAAGTAAAAGAACTTACTGATCGGGTAAATGACCACGCTGTTATGCTTGGTCGTATTGACGAAAACCTCAAATATCTGCGCGAATACATAGAGCAGAAGTGATGCTATGGATCCCGTTAGCTGCGTAGCACTTGCAACTGGCGCGTATAAGACGCTCAAGGCAGCTATTTCCACGGGTAAAGACATACAAGAAATGGGCAACACGATTGCAACGTGGGGCCAAGCCTTTTCCGATTTCAATAGATTAGAAGAACGTCAGAAGAACCCGCCCTGGTGGGAGAAAACC